GTCCCAGTTATATCGTTCCAGGCTAGTCCACCGCTGGCTCCTGGATCAACGGCAAGAAACAGTTTCATTGGAACAGCCTGCCTTGATTTTCTGCCAAGTCAATAACTTGAGAGAATTCCACAACCTTGTCGTCGTGAGTAATAATGCGGCCGTCCTTGTCGGTAACGCACTGGACGTGGACGCCATCTTCTTTAATTACTATCAGAGCACGACCGCTGGTTGTATCAACTGACCACTTATCACTCGACACTTTAATGGGCATAACTATTTCCTTCCGGTTATATCTTTCGTTTCTTGCGGGACAAACTTTTCCCAATACCACTTGCTAACAAAGCCTCGACCGGAACAAGTGAGACAATTTGAGAATTCAATCCCGCCGCAAGTTGGACAAACAGCGTAAGGCTTGGCTCGCTCAAGATCCAAATCGAGCTGGCTTAGGATTGCAAGGTCGTTGGTAAAATCAATCTCGACAAAAAGTTTGTCGTTGGAAGATTGCGCGTCCCGCAGGGCAACCTTGATCTCAGTTATTTTCCACAGCAGTTTTTTGACTTCGTCGAGCCGATTCCAGAGCGGTTGACATTCAGGTGGCACTGCTATGCCAGTTGCGTCCAAAAAGCCGGTGGCGGGCTTCGTGGGATGCTTTGGCGGCAGTTTGGGCGCAAGCTTTGCAACTGCCTGCGCTGTGACCTTCTGTCCGGACTGGACAATTGCGGCGACTATCCCTTTTCGCTTTGGCGGCGGCACTTTCGACAAAGCCCTGGCCGCACGCTCGTTGGTTACCATTGGTAACGCTTTTGCGGTTTCCGAGGCAATGCTTAGTTGCCTGGCGCGGGACGCCGACCAACCCCAAACCTGTTCGCAGTATTCGGTGAAAGTCTTATGATCTGACCGGTAAAGTTTTTTGTCCCGAATCTCCGTTAGCGCCTCGCCAACTTCGACAAAAGTTTGCTGACCAGATTTAATTATCTTCTCGAGCTGAGTTAGCCGCTTGCATTCCGTTATTGAAATTGAATCCATAGATTTTAAAAGTGTGGCCGTTTTTTAAAGTTCCCGGCCAAACTTATTTACCACCCCCAGGGCTAGTGGGTCAAGTTATTGTCCGAGATAAACTGCGATCGCACCCCACTGAGTCGGGGTTAGTGCGCTAGGATCATCGGACGATCCAGGGACAACGGCGTCGAGCGCCTCGTAGAACGTCTGGCCGTTTTCTTCTTCCGATACGTCCGGGTTAGCCTCGACCAATGCGTTCCAAACTTCTTCTTGCGTGCTTGTCCTGGCTACTCCGCCGGCCGTCTTACGACTGGGCGGTCCACTTGACGCTGCCTTTGCTGGGGCGGACTTAGCGGCCACTGCCGGAGCCGCTTGAGCCACTGCCGCCTTGGTTGCCGCCGGCTTGGTAGCCTTTCCGAACAGAGCTTTAACCTTGACTTTCCATCCGGCTACTGCGGCCTTTCGCTCCTCGTCTGTCATTGGTTTGCGCCGGCCGCCACCGACAACATTGAACCACTTGGCTCGGAATTGAATAACCGGCGCCTCGGCTCCTTCGGGAACATACGAGTCGTCATGATAACAATCGGCCAGCTCGAACTTTGGTGGCTCGCTGCCGTCCTCCGGCATAGGAATGTCTTCAAGTTCCTCCGGATTCCAGCTGGGAAACACCGCCTTGAGCGTCTCGATGTGTTTTTGCTGAGGCGTTCCGTCCCGCGCGCAGAGCGTGAGGTTATGCGTTTCGCAAAAGTTGACGCCGGCCAACAGAAACGGGATATAGGCCATAATCGCCCCGCTTTGTTCCTTGCGAATCAATACAGTCCCATTTTGCTGAGCTTGATACGATCCTGGATTTGGTAGTTCCATAATTTATTTTACCTTTCTTTTGTGTTGTTTACTGCGTTTTTTTTCCAACCAGATTGTCTGGTGAAATTAGTATCTTAGTCCTGGCGACTCGACAAAGCATTGCGACACCAGTCGACCCGGGACGTGATATTCGTGCGCGGTGTTACCGGCAAGAAAATGGAAGCTTGTGCCAGTAACACAATGTTGAGTCACAGCAACCTTGATTCCCTTTGTGCGCTTGACATGAATACCGATGCCGTGGAATACGTCTCGCGCCTGCATGGTTAGCGTTGCCGTTGATCCTTTGATTATTCGAGCTTGGTTCATTTTTTTCCTTTCTATTTTATCAATAATCCCCAGGGCGACTCCCCGAGGACTAAATCTATTGGCTCTGAATAGCCGTGGTTTTTGGCCATATAAGCTGGCGTCTCTTGGAGATACATGGTGCGGGTACCTGATCCTTCGGCCTTTTTGCTCAGCTTGCCTCGTTCGTCCTTCGGAATGTTAAGGTCGTAGCAAATAAATCCAACAAAGTCACACCACTCTTTTACTTTCAAACGAATGGAGTTATCGCCTTTCTTACTGGTCCTAAGCCTCGGCTCAAAGCGGACGTAGTTTGAGCCCATAGGATTTGACTCCTCTGGCTTGCAATCGTGCGCTGTAATGATAATGTTACGGCCAGCCTTGGCATGTCTGTCTAGGTCAGCCAGGAGCGGAAGAAAGTGCTCGTACACAAGTCGCACGTCTTTGCCAAACCCGTAATCCTCAAGCGAGGTGGCGCGTTGGGGCGGCTTTTCAAAAGTCTTGACTGTTAGCAGTAAGTCTGCGATGCACCACTCCTCAATGACGCAACCGCTGTCCAGCGCAATCGTCTTAATACCATCCCATCCAGACGATTGCAGGCTGGACCGTAGCGACTTCCAGTTATTGCACGGAACGATAACTGGCTCTGGAATTCCAAGCTCACCAAGCTCAGCTTTGAGCGACGGCAATCTATCTTCCGCATCAACATAAGCGACCGGCCCTGGGGCAAGACAACAAAGCGATGACTTACCTATCCCCCCAGTCCCGTAGATAACTATCTTCTGGCCGCAGGCGTTCGGAAGCTTCTGAAAGCTAACCCTGGCTATTGCCTGCTGATTAACTGGCGGCTTCGATAATGTTTTCGGCGGTATCATGTGATAATTCGGGGTTAATTACTCCAATGGAAAATCCAGACGGTAAGTTGTCTGGATTAATAGTTATATTTGAAAGACAGAAAGATTTATATTCGCAAAAATCACAAGTGTCGCAGGATACGTTACGCGGCCACGCCTCTTGACGATCTTCTTTTTCGGACTTCCGATAATGCTCGATTAGTCCGATAATAGCTTCCCGTTGACTGATGAACTGATCAACATCAGATTGCAATATCGGGACGTCCTTGCGGCAGAAATAAAACTCAGGGCGAGCAACTGTATCTTTCCAGAGTCGATCACAATACTCCTCGACCGACTCCTTGTGTTTATCTTTTCCTTTGCCAACCAACTTAGGCTTAATGGACGGCTTACGAACCACGTCGTAAATGACTGTGGATATATCCCAGCCCGCGTCAGTGGCCGCGCAATAGTATTGGTACAGCTGAATATTAAATCTAAGCCTCAGCCAATAGTCTGAGGTTGGCAACAAACTATCACCGGTCGTCTTAGACTCGATAATGCAAGACCTGCCATCCATCATCCTACCAAGGCCGTCTATCTTGCCCATAGCAGTCCATCCGTGACCAATAGGCTGCTCAAATTCTTCTTCCGGGCATAATTGCCCTACCGTCTCAATCGGTCCGTAGTGGTCATAATAGCCAGCCAGTATTGCTGCCAAGGTATTGCAGCCAAGCAAGTCCATGTCGACCCCTTCGGGGATTGCGCAGATAAGCGCCTCGTCGTAGGTCGCTCCCAGCCATCGATATTCTGCCGCCCGATGCCACGCTGATCCAAATCTTAGCGCAAAGCCACTAATGGAGTCTCTTCGCAGTCCCAGCTCGTACGAAAAGAAATGCTGCCTGGGACACCGTAGGATGCAATTCTGACGCGAGGCTGTGATTGTGTTATTCATTGTACTCGATCGAATCCAACGCTGGCCACCTGCCTTTGCGCCACCTTTTCATTAACTGGCCGGCCACAGTAAGTGCAATGATGATTATTGATTAGTGGTCGATTGCATCCGACGCAAGCTGTTGGTTTGGGTGTCCGCTTGTTATTGGCCGTTAAAACATAGTTGAGGCAAGACGGACACTTGGCAGTTTTCTTGACCAGTTTATTTGGGTAAATTGCCGTCCAGGTCTTACCGCATGGGCAATGCAAGTCGAGGACGGTGGCTTTTTTTTGTGGCATAGGATTATTTAATCGGACGGCCAAATATCTTGTTGGGTAACCGAGCGTAAAGCTTGGCTCGTTCCTCGCGCTTGAAACAGAATAGATTCTGGAGCGCAGCCTGAATGATGCCGTCTTTGCTTTTTCGGAAATGCTTTGCGTCGGCAGTTATATCCGCAGCCAGATTGTGCGGTATCCTAACAGACACTTCTTTTTTTCCGGCTAACATTGTGGACATAATACTATTTGATTAAGATTTTGTAAAACTCTAAAACTAGAGTTAATATTAAGTTTATTTCTTTGATGGGAGTGGTCTTTGCTTAAAAGCGGCCCATACCTTCTTTCCACGCCTAATTTGCGGACGGCCATCATTGGTCATCTTGACACTTAACGGCAGGCTGGGCCAGGCAGCACAAAGCTTTTCCATTTTCATCCTGACCTTTATGCGATAAGCGTTAAGTGATTCAACGTCGTACTCAATTATCTTTCCGCGAAGTTTTCCCGACGTAGCGGATACAGAACAAGTGCGAAGGTGGTTCATTAAGATTGTGCACCAACCCTCGGTTAAAACTTGAAGCGTAAAGTCCAAGTCTTCGACCGGATCAAATTCGGACTTAAAATTAGACTTAGTGTTGTTGTTGATTAATATGCACTGATGCGGCTGCTTATTGATCGATAAATAATCTTCCGGTGGTGGCCAGGCGTTACAGTCAATTCCTAACTCGCCAATGTTGCGATACTT